ACCTTTAGCAATCAATTCAAAAACATAGGCATGTGGTACTAAATCATACGCGCTAATATTCACCCTGATACCTGATGATAGGTCACCGGTTACATTGCTATCGCCAAAGACCATCTTTAACGCTTCAGGTTTTAAAGATTCGATTAATGTAAAAGAGAATTTATCTTCACGGCCTTTATCAGCCACTAAAACAACATCACCGCCCCAAGCTTTTACATTGTCCGTATCAATCTTATATTCGTTTTCTATACCATCATCTCCACAATATCCTGCATTTTTGAATGCGGGGTCTAATACTGTTGTTGCATCTGTTGGTAATGTCGTTCCTGTTGGCGCCACGAAAACGGATCCGCCAACTTTAGGTTTTCCGTATGTGACGTTATTTGCATTATTTGCATCTGTATTTGTTGTCATAAATCATTTCCTTCCTAATAAGTAAGATCATAGACACACTGGTATCTATATCTTTTCGCTGTTTCATCAGTAAAGTTGTAATCCGAATTTAATGTGGATGCACCGACTTCATCTAATTGTACAATTTGGTCTAAAGACTTCTTGACTGATTCATTTAATTTGGCCGCTTTGTACATGGATATTGCATAACTTTGAACTGCAATCGTTGCATGATTGATCCAGTTGTCACGGGTTGACCCGGTCTTCTCAATCAATACAAAACTATCTGGTTTATCTGTTGGTTCTTCCATGTATACGGGTACATCAAGATTCTTTTTGAGCCATTTCAATACGGTCTCTTCGATCATAGCTTTGCACTTCCTAGCGCTTTGACTAAGCAATTGGTCTTCTTATTATAGAAGCCAGCTTCATACGTATCTGCCTGAACACGTGCAAAACAACGTTGCGTGGTATTGCCTGTTTCCAATGAATACCCTTTTTCCTGTGGAACGGAATTGAGCACCCTTGAACCTAATCCGTCAATAATTGACTTAATCTCTGCATTATTAAGCAATTCGAATACACCATCACGATTTAATTCAAATTTGACTTTAGCCATATCTTTCCACCATGACTTTCTTATTCCAATCCAATGGGATCATACTTTCAATGCCTTCTTGAACAAAACCGAATGTATGCCACCTACACCCAAAAAACTCAACATACGTATCTTCCCATTCGTTCATATCACCTTTTGGGATAGCCAATGTATATATGGCCTTTTTGCTGTACAGGCTTGTAGAGTTAACGATATCATCGCTGGACGAAGGCGAAACCAATACATTTGGTACCTCTATTCTTTCCGTTGAATAGACAGGCGCGCCAAATGAATCTTCACCCGTCTTTTGATTTTTGATCAAGGTAACTGTAATGCCTTTGATCTTAGTCGCTTGTGTCATAGAAATCGATCACTCCATATCTCTGACGTTTTAGGCCAAGCCTTTTCAGGTCTTTGTTAAGGATAGACAGGCCACCTCCAGTATTTGCATATGTTCCGCTCCATGTATAACCTAGTGCGGACTGACTTTCCTGTGACAATAAAGGGTTGCTATCTTCGGCCTTGATAGTACGCGAGATGATATCAATGACAACAGACCTGGCAACATTGGCCAGGTCCTCATCATCTTTAATCATTGCATCAAGATCTTTATTTACCTTATTTGCTTCAACACGTAAACTTGAACATACAAGGGGGATCATCGACTCCACTTTTTCTTTCTCAGATTCAGATAACGGCTTCCATAGATCAATTACATCCTGTACTGTCGCATAATCCATTCTGTTTTCCTCCTATTCCGTTTTCGTGCTTTTGGTTTTCTTCTCTTTTGCATCTTCGACTTTATCCCAATTTGGCGCGATCACGATAGAGCCGGTGACGATCTTAGCCCCGTTTTCTTTATTGACGTATACCGTCATTATTCGCCGGCCTCGATACGTGCAAACGCATTGGGGTCTAAGATACCCCATCCAAGATAAACTTCAGAACGCAAATATACCTGGTTATATCCTTTCAAGTCTCGTCCTGAATTGTCAGGGTCACCGTATTGAATGATCTCTAATGGAATCTGTTTTGAAAATCCCCATTTGAACATATTTGTAAAATCACCGACAATAGCACGGTCCTTATTCGCATTGAATTCCAATGTATTGTTGATGTCAACATTTTTACCTGCAAATGCCGTTGGTGCACCACCGAATCGGAACTCTGGATATTGAACAATGCCATTGACTTTCACCTTGGCCATGGCAGAGCCAAATGCTTTAGAAAATGCCATACCGGTAACATCGTTCCCCGATGCATCTACCAAGGCAATAGCGGCATCCAGGTTGTCATCAGGTGTAGCATCTGCAAATACAACTTTCTGTGTGACCTTGGAGTCGAAGTTGTTGTCTCCGATTACAGCAGATGCTTCTTTCGTACGTGGATTCAATCCATGGAAAGCGGCAATATCCAAACCTCTAGCTACCTTCTTGGAAAAGCCATCATTGAACGCGGCGAGGATATCGATCTTTTCCTCATCCGTTGCATACATGAATTCATCGGAAATACGTGCGCCATACTCAAATTTGATTGGTACGATCGTCTGTGGCGCTAAAGAGATACCTCCATGTGTTTTCTTTCCATTCTCGGCTACGATATCAATTTCCGAATCCATCGTAAATGTAAATTCTTTTTGCCCGTTGAATGGGATAGGTTGCTGTGCCGATAATACGGCCAAAGATGATTTTCCTTTTACTTTGTTGATCAGGTCCGTTACCAATACTGGGTCAAATAAGTTTCCTTTTGATAATTCTGTTGACATTATTTTTATTCTCCTTCCATACCGTCTAATAAACGTTTATAAGCATCACGGTTACTGTTTTCAATGCTTACTGGTGTTTCGTTCGTGCCTAATGGCTGAACGTTTGTTGATGTGATGAACTTTGATAGTGATTCAGCATCTTTTCTGATATCATTTTCATTTTCTCCAACCAATCGGCTTGCCATCTCATGCGGGATCCCAAACTCATAGGCAATGTCATTTTTCAATGTGCCTAATTTATATTTTGCGTTCGATGCATTCAGTTCCTGATTGGACGTTTTCAATTCATCAATCTTTTTCTGATATCCTTCTTTGATCTTCTCAAGATCATCGGGTGAAGTGTAACCCTTGTAATTCTTTTCGTTTGATTTTGCTTCATATTCCGCTTTAAGTTTTTCTAATTCTTCAGGTGATGTATAGCCTTCATATTTCTTTGATTGTCTTTCCAAACGGTCCTTGATGCGTTCATCAAACTCTTCTTGTGTTGTAATTGGTGTAAAACTCATTTTTATCCTCCTATTTTTCCGCATAGTTGCGTAAATATATTAAAAAAGCCACTTTTACCAAGTGACTGATTCAATATCTGATTTTTTGTTTTCTTCTTTCTTTCGCGTTACCACAAGCCCAGATGGCCAAAATCACAGAATCCATCAAGGCAATTTCTGCTTCCGGCTTCTGTGAGCGATAGCCAAAACCGCCATTCGAACCAATTGCTCTTTTTTCACAATTTGTAATTACCTGTGATAATGATGGTTGATCTTTATGTATGACTGATTTTTGGAATACATGCTGTTCAAATGAAGAATTAGCAACGATAATGTCTTTTACTGTTGGCAGTATTGGCTTCTTCTTTATTCCATTTTTTTTCATTTCATCAACAAGTATTTTCTGCCCATTGGCACCATCAATTACGATATTAGATATATCGGCATGTGATAAGAAATTAATGATCCACTCGTTTCCAGCTCTTACCGGACGGCAATCAATACTTTCGGCAAATATCTTATTGCTAGTAGTTTTGACAGCAATTGACATAGCCACGTTGGTACTATCGTGGCCATATTTGATACCTACAGATAGCTTGCCCTTCAATTTTGGTAAAGTGTCGACCAACAATGCATTCCACTCATTTTCACTGATAGCACTTTTCTGATTGTATCTTAGCCATAAACCAAGACGCTGGATATTGAAATCAATCTCGTCTGTTTTATCCTCAGAAACAATTGACCGTTCCTTCAATTGATACCCTAATGATGGATTGGTTTCATACCATAGATCTACATCATTCACATCGCTTTTCTCTTCAACAGACCATTCCGCCCATCCAGAGTATTGGGAATTACCCTGCAATACCTGATCGCGCATTTTCATGAATACGGTACCGCTTGAAACCGCTGTTGGTGGTGTCCCACAGAATATAGTCTGTGGATTTTCACTATCTGTAACGATATACTGCAATGCACTCTCTTGATCAATGGTATATTCTTGCGCTTCATCGACAATAAGCAGATCATATCCTTCACCGAGTCCACCTTTACTTGATCGCGTACGAAAATTGCATTGTCCGCCATCTTCTAGCCTGATGGTTTCCAAGCCCATCTGTTTTGTTGATTTATATTCAATACCACATTCATCCAATAGCGTACACAACCGTTCCCATGCGCTATGAGATGTAGGCGTACGATGAGCTGTGTGCATGATACGTTCTCCATCTATGAGGCCCTGTAATTCACGGATGGCAAGTATCTCTCCTTTTCCATTTCGTCTTGGAACCTCGTAGCCAAATTTCATATGTACCCATTGCCCTTCATCATCAACGCTCATGATGTCATAAATGAGCAGCTCTTGCCACGGCCTAGCAGTTCTAGATGTTGAATTGTACAATTCTATAGCTTCGTTCCCTTTGGTTTTCTTATATGGCAACGTAACAGAAGAAGTAGGAGTTTGTCTGCCGTATCTTGGCATTTAAATACCTCCTTTTCTAGTCTGTTACTTTGCTTCTCACAATCATAATTCACCACCTCCAAAAGAAAAAGTACCGCCAATGCGATACTTATTTTCTATAGAACACCAATAATAGATGCTAGTTTAGCAATCGTATCACCGGTACTTTTTAAGCCATCTGCTATTTTCAACATACGACTATTCTCTTTTATATACCTTATTCCACTTGCAGTTATTTCGATTTCATTCATTTCAAATAATGGAATTTTATCGTTACCCCATGTTTTTGTAAAATTAGCATTTTTCACATATCCTTCATCCTGTGCCATTTCAATAATTTTATAAAAGTATTGATCATTATCAACATTCTTCCTAACGGCTTCATTAAATGAAGATTCTTTATAAATTATTTTACATTTCATGCAAGCATACAGATATACTAATAGCCGATACAAAATAACGTCATAATCATCTTTTGCCATTTTGGCCCTCCAAATTATGGTTTATAAGTTTTCCATCAACGATTTCACAACCTCGTAGTGCCGCCATTGTAGGATCTTCTTCCGTAAAAATATAAATCTCTTCATCGGTCAAGTTCCATGGAAAGTCTTCCCAAAATTGATAGATTTTTTTCTTGTCGAAAGAAAAGAATGTAGGGCCGATTCTCCCTATGGCTCCAGCTTCCCATATTTTGCTTTTTGGATCATTTTTGTAAAAATCAGATAACTGGCCATATTCTTTTTCAGCCTCTTCCCGACTATAGTACATCCCCATCTACTCCTTTCATTTGTTTTTCAATGTTCGTATTGATAAAACTAATTAAATTTATGAATTCATCATTACTTTTTAATGTATCGGCTTCTATAAGAAAACGATCTACATCAGCAGTTTTTCCAAGTACTTTTACTGTTTTTTGACATTTAAATCTATTTAATAACTTCTCATCCATTAAAACGTCATACGCTCTTTTTTCAGTAATACCATATTTTTTTATTAGCTCATTTTTCTCATTTTCATCAACAAAGTTTATCCACCCATTTGGTCCAGTTTTAGGAGTCTCTGGTGATTGCAATTCCAAGTACTGTAATATGCCATTTTCTTTTCTTACCATTGCGGCGTGTCTTCCAACCGCAAAATAATATTCTTTACCTGGATTTATTTTCTTTAATAATTCTTCTGCGGATTTAAAATCATTATGGCCGTTTATTATTGTGCTCTTTACACCTTTTAAATTAGCTATATCTTTAATATACTCATTTAACGAAAATATTTCCAAACTATCTCCGCCTCTAAAATCCCGCACGTCTAGACCACCTTTATTCGCAATATATGCAAATGCGGCAGATGAACATGACCCTTTTGTTTTATCCCCACCAGCTATCTTTTTTATGATTTCATCCTCTGTTAGAGGCTCATTTAATTTTTTCGGTTTATTGATTTCAACATTATTTGCCAATAGGGCTTTCCTTGTTTTACTCATATTATCAGTCTTTTCAACACTGAAATCAAGCATGTTGGTTTTTTCATCATCACCTATGATCCACCTTTTTGTATGCGCATCCTGCACTCTATGCTTTCCATCCTTCGGGTCATAAAGAACCATGCAACGACAATTTTCATGACGTCTGAATACATCATGCGGCGTATCTTTTGGATAGCGATATATACCAGCAATATCTTGACACCATTGACACGCTCCATATTCCGGTATTCGTTTGATTACTGGATCAAGTCCTGCCTTAAAATGGAAATCGGCATTGGCACGTATCGTATCATCAACTGCACTTTGAGCAAAATTTATAACCGGGTCATCTAGACACCAAGATACATCATCATATGCTTCTGCATCAGCACATTTCTGTATCAGGCCATCGATGCGACTTTGATTGACATCAGGCCTAACTGCTTCCAAACCTATATTTGCGTTCTCATTCAATACTATTTCTACTTTGGCGGATTCTTCAGCAATGCGGTTATAAAGATCAGATAAAGTAGGATTCAATACCTTTTTTCCGATATTGTAATACATCCGACCGTTTGGCAGACTGCTCGACTGGATACATTTCTTATATACCTGTGATTGGATATTGCCAAATTCAACTGCATATTCATGTGCATCTTGGTAAGATGCTTTCCCTGCGTCGATTAACTTTTCCAGTTTTTGTATCTTGTTGGATGCTAAATATTGCTTGTTGAACTCATTTTGTATTGATTCGAGTAATTGAGGTGCTATATCCTCCATGATTTAACGTCTCCTCATTCTTATGCATTTGATTCTTCATCAATCAATGCCTTGGCTTCATTCTCATCTACTCCGATATATTTGAGCATATTTAAAGCGTTGTTATAGGTAATGCTTCCTCTCTTATACTTTGATATCAAGCTTGTAATTTCATACATCGTTGGTTTTTTCTGCGTTCCTTGTTTTTCCTCATTTGCTTTAACATACGTATTTTCACTCGGTTGTGGTGTTTGTACATCAGAATCAGGTTCGATTCCTGTAAGTTCTCTCAAACTGTTCTTTCCAAAATAGCCGGGTACGGCTTGATTGATCTTAATTGCTCCATCACCGATCAATGATAAGGTACTCATATCAGGCTCAAATATAGGTTCATATGTTACAGACGTCTTATAGATCTGATTCCGTACATATGGAAAATTATCACGTACACATGCAGCCAAATATCCTGCATTGATCAACCCTACACTGAAATTCCTTTGGGCTTTACGAGTCGCCAATCTAAGATTCTCGTGTGATGCTTTGATAGATTCGCTACTTGACGGATTATCAGATACAAAGCCAAGATCATCCGTAGTAAGTCCTGTTTCTCCGGCAAACAATGAAGCTAACATACGAATCTGATCGATATATGGTGTCATAGACTGTTGCGTAAATTGACCTAATGTTGGTGCTTGTCCATCGCTATCTTTCGTAAACGATAAAAAAGTAGAAATGGTAGCTCTCCATTTATTCATTTCTTCGGCATCTGGATCTAAGCCAGTTACATACTTCTGTGGAAAAGAATAAAATTCTGCACTTACTTCTGCTCTCTTCAGAGTTCTTAACGCTCCTTGCATGATTGACATACAAGCTCTTGATATCCGTGAATGTCCAAACGGTCTTTTAGCATCCGGTCGATAAATTACCGGCACCAGCAAAGGGTAAGGAGCTGGATTTTTGTAAATTTCGGGTTTCGTCGCCCCTTTCCTATAAATGACTGTTTCTTCTTTTGTGAAATAGGCCTCAATCGTTGGCATTTCCTTTTCATCGACTTCAAGAATCGCATACCCTTCTATCAACAAATTTGTAATTGGGTCAATAATGCCTGTGGCACGTCTGCCGTCGATAACACGCATTCGAGGGTAGCCATCTACACCAGGAGAAATATAAATAAAACAACAAGAACTGATTAACGCGCCTAAAACAGCGCTATCAATCAAAACATCCTTGTTGTTCATGTTATAGATTTCGTTGAAATTAAAATTATCATCCTTGAATTCCTTGAACACGATACGATCTGCAATCGCATCAACTGATTTTCCACACCACCCAAGTGTTTCCTTGAGCCATCGATACTCTTTTGGCATGGTAATTTCAAAATCTTTCATTCGATTCTTCATTTCATAATAGTCATAGCGCAATTCGACGCGATGACGACGATTTGAAAGCTTAATTTTTAAGTATTCTATGCCTTTATACGCCATTTTTTCTCCCTTCATTAAATTTCATCGAGAAATATTCGTAGTGGACGTGTGAAGCTCTAATAGAAGCCCGGATGGGCCCGATAGCCCCCTATTTCATTAAATAATATCTATTTTATTATCGCCTCTTAAATTGCTTAAAAAGTGCTATATCAATGAATTGTACGTCATGGATGCTAATGCAATGATGGAGATATCATTGCACATTAATTTCTAGCTTTGTAATTCTTCCAATCCATCGATTGAGGAAGAACACGATTACTTATCACTTCTGGCTTATCCACGTCTTTGTGCATTATCAATTTGTCTGACTTTTGTCTATTACAAGTCCAATGAGCTAATTGCAGATTGTCGATATCAGACGGGTGGCCACCTTTAGCTATGGGTATGATGTGGTCAATTACCGGGCTTAATGGGTGGGGGTACTTTAATGACTTATCCACTGGTTTGCCACAAATTCCACATATTTCTTGTGTTGCCAATATCTTTTTCTTATTTCGTTCAAACTGTAATCGATGTGTACCATCTTGATCTGGCCTGTATCTATTCTTTCCCATATCAAACTTTCCCCTAAATACTTGTGAGCACGTAAAAAGGCGGCGCTTCAAGAGCATCCGCCTCGTGTGCTTATTTGTTAAAGCTCGACAAAGTTGAGTATGACCGTCGTGGTTGTACTTATAC